CGTCGAATTCCTCAAAGGCTGGTACGGTTATGGTTTTAGGCATCTGCTGCCGTCACCACCTCGGGCTTCTCCAGCCCATTGAAAGCCGTTGCAAATTTGGCCGGGAAGATGCCGATCAGCATGGTCTTGAAAATATCAACATCTGATGAATTCGAGATTCTGTTAATCAGAGCATCATAGGCTGCCGAATGAAGAAATCTATCCATGATCTCCGGACTCTTCATGAAAGTGTTACCGTCGTTAGACAGTTCGCCGTAAGACAGTGCCAGGATCTTCCGGATGAAGCGGAACATCTCGTAAGCATCTCCGTTGTCGATCAGAGTCTTGAAATATGACTGAGAGAATGTAGGATCATCCTTCACTAGATCCATGAGTTCGATCTCGCTAAGGTTGAATCTCAGGGTTTCGGTAACTTCTTCATCGTTGAAATTTGTAAATGTGAGTTTCTCTTTATACATAAGTTTCTCCTTTCATGAGAAAAGGCCCGCCAGCCTAACTGAATACGGGCCATTTTGAAGTTATTTTGATTAGTTTACACTACGATTACGCAGTCTCACCAGTAGCGCCAGTAGCACCAAGAATGGTCTTGATCTCATCCGGGAACGGCAGCCTGGGATCGGCGTTCTCGGTTCCATACAGAATATCGAGGAGGTCTTCCAGAGCATCCGGATCGGTGGTAGTGGAATCAACCGTAACCTGAGCGGTGGGTTTGTACCCAGTAACCTCAACCGGGGTGGTGGAGATCGTGTAGCTCATGGTTCCAGCCTCAGGTGAGTCGTTAATCGTACCGTGAGACTTCTCAGACGGAGCAGCCAGGCAGTTGTAGACCAGATGCAGCTTGTAACCGTATTCGATACCCTCGGTATCATTAGCCAGCTGAGTTCTGTAGCAGAAACCAAAGATCTTTCTCGGCTGCTGTCCAATCGTTGCTCCGTTAGCGAGAACTCTTTCACCGTTGCACTCTGCGAACGTATCCGGATAGAACAAGCACTCGATCGTTGCACCGTAATCCTCAGCAGAAACCAGGTTCAGGTACTTGATGTTATCCGCATACGTGGGGCTCGCTTCAGCACCGGAAGGGCTCTCGTTAACAGAAGTAAGACCGTTCCAGGCCTCGCCGTTGTTATATTTTTTTTCAGTTGTGTCGTAGGAGTAGATCACGCCATGATCCACGCCTGCTTCGTAAAATCGTTCACCGACTTTATCCCATACAATCTTAGACATAGGTTACCTCCTAATAGGTAATAAGAAAGACATCGTGGTTAAGATTGTCTGATCTAAACGATCTAACATAGCGGGTTAGTGGTAGATCGGAAACCCTTTCGACAATCTGTGAATCAGGGTTTTTATCTATGACAACCACCTGGTAAACCCATTCACCAATATAGGCCATGTTGTCTGCAGGTGTTACGTCACGATTTTGCCGGTTGTAAACAATAGCCGGGTAATTCAGTTTTATAGATTCGGGAGGTTGAAAATACACATTTCTACTTCCGAGTGCGTTACATAGCACTTCATGGAGTTCAAGTCTCCTGCCCATTGTATACACCCCCGATCGATAAAATAAGTCTCGGGTATTCAACGTCAACGTCGGTCACCTTCCACTTATTACCCAAATATTCTATATACCGAATATTGTAGAAGTTACCAATGGCGAAAGGATCGGCAAGGATGCTAATTCGATTCTTTATCGAAATATCATCGTGAACTTTCTCCGACGAGGGCGTATACTGGCTCGAGGAACGCAAAACATCCCCGGAATAGGGATGAGTAACGTAATGCTCTTCCCAAACTCCGGGGGTTGTTTCTTCAGTAATCAAGAACCCGATATTACCATGATACTTCGCCATTCAGGGTCCTCCATTTTGATTGATTTAAGTTAAAAATTGTACATGCCTCAGCATATGACCACAAGTAACTCGTGTGTCGGTATAAACCGGTATACGATTAGCCTTGCATTGCTCACAGAAATATAAATCTTCAGATAACATGCCTCGATCTTTGTAATTCACCCAATCATACCAGGGATACTTAATAGTACGAAACACGCTCGTCTTAATAAACGCGCACCCCATACCACCGCCATGAATCTGTACCTTAAATTTTCCGTCATTCTTAAGTTGAAGTAACTCATCAGCAGAATACTCGGACTCCAACGGATAGTTAAAGTACTTCTTCCCATTAGGATCAGTCAGTTTACAAATACAAGTTTTTCCTCGATATAAGTTATCGGTATCCCTGTGAGCATACGATCCAAGAGTCACAAGCTGAGGATTATCAAGCATATTAACGAGAGTGTCTTTGTGTAGGACTACATCGTTATCAACCATCAGAACATAATCGGAATCCCGATCAAGCGATATCTGAGCGATTCTATTACGTGCGGTAGCACAGTCATACCCTCTAACATACTCAAAAGACAGTTCGTTACCAGCCGGATCCAAGTCGTATATGGACTTGAACGTGTCCGGGTAGATGTTCTCAAACGTCGGTACTGCTATCAGTATCTTCATGTAGAACCTCCTCCCAGGACATCTCAGAGTACTGCTTCAAGTACTCTAGCCTTGGCACTCTAGGATTCCCATCAGCCCATTTCTTAAATCCGGCATAGTGAACGATAGCTGGGGAATCCGTATAGCCAGTAACACAAGTTTCGTTAAAACGAAGTGGTAGCCTCACATCTTTTCCAATACCAAACCTATTCCAAGCATCCTGATCGATGTATGGAACCGTTGTGGTATTCAAGAAGTTGATAAGCCTCTCGTCGGCACCATCTTTGCGTATCTGGTCAAGGTTAAACATAGCAACTCCTATGTTGTAATACTTAGGGCCATAGGGTTTGTACGTACTGCAGTCTTCCACGACTCCAGCAAACCACTTCTTACTGAGATCCACATCCCATAGTTCATCTATGTTATCAACTACTACGGTATCTACATCCAGCTGAAGTACTTTATCCAAATCCGGGAAGAGTTTCGTGTAACACACCCTAAGCAAAGACATATACGTGAAGCTGGTCTTGAAATTCGCTCCCGTCTTAGGAAAGAATTTCTGCCCACTTACGTTCATAGTTTCGATTTGCGGCGGCAGATCTTCTGGGAATACATCATCCTCGATCAAGAAATATACTTTGTCAACACTACTGTTGTGCAGCAAAGATTTTGCCGCAATAACCATGTTATGATAGAGATTTTTAGTTCCTGAATACACTGCCGCTTTCATCGAATTCTCCTTTCATTACGGCCATTTTGATTTAATCCTGTTGCTTATGCACCGACCCTCGGGTATAATCCGTGGGCAGGATACAATCCGGTGCTAGGCATCAGTTTCCCGTTGCACCAGTCGCTCCGGTAGCGCCAGTAGATCCGGTCGGAGTAGCGTATTTGCTGCTCTTATCCTGCTGATCGGTAGGTCTGGTGTTATACGGTACGGTTCCGTATTTCACGTAGGTCGGATATGCGAACTTAGCATTGAGATCTGCGGTAGACGGAGCTTCAATAGCGATTGCGGACCACGGTCTGGTAAGAGCACCGGACTTACGGGTCTCAATCAGGGACTTCATCTGGTTGAAGTCGATATCAAACTGGGTGAAGTGAGAGATCTCACCGCCCTTGGTCTGGCCCAGAGAATAGTCTACAAAGTTGCACATGATCACAAGCGGGACCATCGTGACTTCCTGACCGTTAACAATAGCGGTTCTGGTGTACTCATGCATATAGTCAACGCTTACGACGGAGTTGACATTCATAGCCTGTGCCAGCTCAGCCTTGGAGGAGAAGATACGACGGCCATTCATATCTCTCGCAAGCAGCATGATGTTCATCCAGTGCGGATCGATCAGCATGTCAGGAGTACCGGTTCCTTTATACTGCTCTCTTGCATACAGGCAGGTCTGGATCATAGCCTCAGCCAGAACATAGTTGGAGCCGAAGTAGGAATCAGTATTGGTTCCCTGCAGCTCATCCATATCTACCTGTGACAGGTCAACGTGAATGGTGTAAATATCATCATCGGTATAGATCGGGCGGATATGCTCCGGATAGATCTTATCGGGGTCACCATCTTCTCTGCCGTCACCGAACACGATAGCGCGAGCCAGCTCTTCGTTGAGCATCATGCGATCGATGTTGTACAGGTAGGAGACATAATCGAAATCGGTGATATCGGTAACGTCGTCCTTATTCAGAGCGTTCTTAACATATACGGTCTGAGGATCGGTCGTTCTACGGATCAGCTTGATGTTGCCGGTAAGGGTCTTCTTGTCACCCTTCTGGTAACCCTTAGCACGCAGCTCTTCGGCTTTACGAATATCTGCAAAACCAGTACGAATGCGAGAGATGGGGCTCTTATGGACCTTATTCAGGACCGTGCTAACCCAACCCTGATCATTGGTGATCAGTTCAGGAGCGCCGGGACGAACATCTTTGTAATCCGGAAGGATCGCATCGTAGGAATAGTCATCGACGAAACCACCAACCTGATCAGCCACATTAGTGTCATCGTGCTGCAGGGAGTTTTCGTCCATGTAGATCTTCATTGCGTTCTTGAAAGTTCCTACACGATTATCTTTAGCCATCTCAAGGATCGCTGCCTGATCACCATGGGACAGAACGTTACTTCTTTCGGGGGTACCGTTTTCAAAAGCATTGAATTTCATAGTATTTTCTTCTCCTTCGTTATCAGAGTGCTCCGCTTCGTCATCATCGTCATCGGATCCTGCCCCATTTGCAGCCTCGCCGACCAGATAATAAAGCACATTCTTCTGTTCTTCAGTCATAGAGTCAACGACGTCCTGGATTGTCTTGTCGTTGCTGTTGTTAGCTTCATCAGCCATTTCTTTGTCTCCTTCCTCGTCAGCATGGATAAGGATCTCATCGAAGAAGCACATGTTAGCTTCATCGGTCACTTCTTCCCATGACCCGTCGTCATGCTGAAGTACTGCATTGTCAATAAATGCTCCGGGGTTTGCTCCGCCATAAACGAGGCTTACTTCACGAATTACGCCGTGAAGCACATTACCGGCCTGCTGTTTGAGTTTGTTTGCATAGATACTGAGGTACTTAATGTCCCCGTGCCTAACAGCCTCTTTGGCAGCCTGGCCTCGTTCTGAATCATTAAAAGACCCCCAGCCATAAACGCCATCCGGTTTGTTCTCAAGCAGTACAGAGCCAAGAACATTTCCAGGATTGTCGTGGTCGTGCCCCCAAACAAGTGGGACTTCCATGCCATCCTGTTCCAGAAATGCGTTCTGTCTGATGGTTCTTCCGTCGGAACAAAGTAAATCGTTTCTAGTGACATAGCCACTAAAGTCGTATTTCTTTGCCATTTTGAAGTTTTCTCCTTAAAACTGTGATTAGTTCAGTCTAACCGATAGTCGCGAGTATCTTCTTCTGCGGGTAGCTTTGTCTTGCCGCATATTGCAATACCAACGGCCATCAAGTCATCATGCGTATTCAATTTCACCTTCTGGTGCGCTACCGTCTGGAACAGCCTTATCTTGCTCTGGCATGTTCGGATTAGACAACCTGTCAGCATTCGGATCGTCTGACGGCTTAAATCCAAGTATCTGCCTGAATTCATTCTTAGTGAGAATCTCGTTTCGAATGAATGTATCAGCACTCTTCGAGATGTCTTCAACAGTTGCCAGTTTGAACGGTTCTGTAAAGAACATTACGTTCTGACCCTGAGTTCTTGCCGTCTTGGTTAGGAACTTCCATCTCATCGTGTCAGTAATTGCTGAGATGATGGGTTCTACCGTTCGCTTCTGATAGTTGAGCATGGTATGTTCGTCAGCAGTGCCATCATATACAGCAGGTGGCATACCTAACTGACTCAGAAGCATGTTGAAGTAATACTCAACCTGGCTAAAGAGATTGTTCTCGATTGATCGATTGAGCTGTGTGATTTTCTCAGTTCCATCGATATAAGCGATGCCATACTTGTTATGGCTGAGTTGCTCTTCGAGGTCCTTCATTCTGTTGTTGGCTTCTTGACGCTTGAGGGGATTCTTAACAGAATACGGGAGATGAATGATCATGTCGAGTTTGCCGGATGCAGACTGTGTGTCGATAACATCCAACTGCCGAAGTTTCCTACACAATCGCTGATAGATGGAGTTCGGTTCATTCATGATCTCATAGAACGGATTCTCCGGAAGTGCCACCATAGCCTTAGGAAACATTCGGTCTTCTCTCTGACCGGTATACTCATTGTAGAGATTAACCTTAACAGCTGTTGGAAACCATTCGACCACTCTACCAACCCGCATCGATCCAATGTCGAATGAACCGGTAGTCATAGGATTATCCGTAGCCGTAGTTGGTACAATAGCTACTACGCCTTCATCCAAGAGCGACATAGCAATGTCCTGAATAAAAGCCCGTCCAGTCTGATCGTTGTTGGCCGAGAGATTAAGGCACTCATTAAACTGGCTCTTCATCGGTTCTTTATACCGACCGTTCTCATCGGTTCTACAGTGATCTATAGAGATCGCTGCCACATCAACCGCAATTCTGTTTAGAACTGCGTTAACCATCGACCTTTCGGATCCACGTGTGAGATGAATATAATCCGGTCTCGTAGTAGAAGAATAGCTGGAAACGTACGTTGGCGTAGGATCTCTACCCAAGAACGCATTCCAGCCATGCTGAAGTCTTTCTTTTAAGTTCATTTTGATACTTTACTCCTGAGAAATTTGTGGTATAATAAATACTGTCATTTCATTCTTCTTCAAACACTTCGATATCGTTCTCAGATTCAGTATATGTCCGTCCCATCTCCACGGGGTCGATCGCTTCATCGTACTCGATGCCAGTACCGACCTGGATTAATTTCTTTCCCGCATCGGAGTAGGTTCGGACAAGATCATGTCCATTGATGCTCAAAGATTCTGTTCGAATCATGGTGTGCCTCCTTTACTAGAAGATGCGTGTTCCATCTAGTGTTCCCGTTATGCCGAAATCAGCGATTCATCAAACTCTCCCGTGGTCGTTCCATCCACCGTATAGTCTTCCAACGCACGGAACATATCGGGATGCGCCGCATACAGGGTTGCCCAGTTCGTTGCGGCTTGATAAGAAGATATCAAATCGCGGGGGACGTAAACGTAAGCTCCACCTGCACCGTTGGTTGCGTATTTGGTGTCTGTAAATGCATCAACGTTTGCTAATCCGACAATTGTACTATTCCTCAAAACCAACGTAGTAAGAGAAGCGCATTTATTAAATGTCACAGTAGCAATTGATTTTTTGGTGCCAGCATCATCCAGCCATCCGGTAAGCATATCAACAAATCTAAGTGCAGTTGCTCCACTACATGCTGTACGCATACCGCCTATCGGAATTATAATCTTTAACAATGTAGTAACATTACCAAATGCATTTGAACCAACATATGTCACCTTTGGCGCTATAAATTCAGTCAATTTCGTACCTCCAAATACGCCATGGTTGACATAAGTCAATGACTGAAAATTAGTTTCATTTACAACTGAAAGTTTTGTGTTATTAAAAGCATTTTTGTCTATTCTTGATACTTTATTAAGAACGGCACTTGTAAGATTAGAACAGCCATTAAATCCAGCATCCTTTATATGTGTGCAATTTGGTAAATTAATCGATCTTAATTCGGTTCTTCCTATTAAACCATTGGCTCTTACAATTGTTACATCGCTATCCTCAAAGTACCCATCCGTTGCACTAAAGTCATTTGTAAGCAGCTGCCGCAATGCGGCCTCTTCGCCCAGTACTTCTGAATTATTCGCCATACTAACTACTCCTCTGCGTTGATAGCATCCCAATCCAATTCGCCAGTAACAGTTCCGTCCTTTGTGTAATCTTCCAACGACTTAAAGATACAAGTTCCTGCACTATATAAAGTCGCCCAGTTTGTAGCTGTCTGATACGTTGGGATGAGTGCGGAAGGGACATAAACAATACCTGTCAAACTATTATGCCCTCTGAACGGGGTGCGGTTGAAAGCGTTAACGTTTGAAAGTGTAACTACGGTGTTGGCTTTTCTAAGGAACAATTTTGTAAGTGTATTACAATTTTCGAATGCATTTCCTGATGCAATGCTTGGTGTTAATCCAACATCTATCCATTTAGCACTCCAGCATCGATTAAATACGGATACCCCCAAGGAAGCCTCAAGTATAGGAAACGAAATATATTCAAGTTTATTGCAATCATAAAAATTTGCATTACCAGGCATGGTTTTTAATTTGGGCATGTCTAGTATTCGTAGACTAGTACATGAATGAAAACATTCAAGTCCTATGCTTTCAACATTCGGTAAGGATAATACCTCCAACTTGGTTGAATATTGGAATGCCCGCGCCATCAAACTTGTTAATACATTATCGGTAAATACCGTAAGTTTATCGCTAATATAATCAGCGACAACCGAACTTAACTCATCTGCAGTAAACGTCACGTATGGATATCTTGCTTGGGCATTTCTGAATTGAGCCTTCGAAGCCCTTGGCGTATACACAGTCCCAGTCAACTGAGCAACGTTCATATTTCCGCCCTGCTCGTCCAGTCCTCTGTAAGTATTCACCTTGTCGAAGACCGTCTTAAACTCATCAGCATCCTCCATCTCCCAATCTATGCCGAGCAGTCTCACACGGGCATTGTCTGAAATATCGCAAACAATCTGCTTGGAAGCCTCATCTGCAATCCCCGCATTCTCCAACCACAAGGTGGAAATGTTACTGAAGTCGTTGATATCTAAGTCAGCCAGAAGCGGCTGATTACGGATGGTCAAGTTCGTAATTGTATCAGGCAGATGTAGAGTATTCAGCACACCGCCGTTTGGTAATTCCACACCAGAAATACCAGTACCGTCAAAGTAGACCTCCTCGATGTTGGTGCATCCTTTGAGGTCAACCGTCTGCACAAGGTTCGGGCAATTCCGTACATCAAGCGTCTGAAGTAGCGTATTGTTGCCGAGATATAGTTCAGTGAGGTTTCCGTTGGTGTAAGTCGGATCAGCATCGCCTATTTTGATGTCCTGCAACTTAGTCGCAAATGAGAAGTTTGCATAACCAACCTTCAGTGGAGAAATGTCTCCAACCGATGCCAACTGCGATGCCGAATAGATGTAAATCTCGGTATCGTTTACAGCATCGAGCGGATTGACCAACGTGTACGCCTGCCCCCTTGTTCCTCTTGTCTGCACAAGGTAGGAACCGTACTTGATAGTCGGGTAGATATCTGCATACGGGGTGACCGTGATGTTTCCAAGAGCATAACCTCTGAGTGTGATGACATCTGTAAGTGCATCTCCTGCGTTGTATTTACTGTCCAGGTACTTGAACCTGTTGTACAGCCACCATTTCCGCTGTTCGGCCTTGCTTCCCTGCAGCATAGAAAGATATGCCGCATCGTTGTCGTTGAACAGCGGTTCGAGATATTTGAACAGTGCATCTTCGTTGAAGATGGCTTCAGGCCATTTGTTCTGATGCTCTTCAAACATCCTCTCAATAACATCATAAGACAGCACACCAGTTGACCGCAGTGACTGGTACATGCTCTTCAGTTCAGGGCCAAAAGCCTGTCGCAGATTTACCCACATAACGGAGTTTTGTCCGTTGTAGACATCAGCCCCTCCCTCTGTCTGATCGATGTCTTCAAGGTTGTAGGAGAATGCCAAAGCACCTTCGTTGTTGATTCCGATCGCCGTATCCATATCGTACGGCAGCCAGACTACTTTCTTTCTCATGCGCTAACCACCTCCGTACCGATGAATGACGGGAATGCGTTCTTCGCCCTGGAGTCCACCATGAGGAACAGTTCCGTGAACAGGTAGTAGAACATAGCACTCTGCAGTTCCGTGTAGTTACCGATTTCGGCCTTGAACTTGGCGAGCCTGTATTCAGCCGTATCGTTCGTGTAAGTCACATCACCATATGTCACAGACTCGGCAAGTGCATTTCCTGTCGCCTGTTCCTGGTCGGTGCTTACAAGGAAGGATGCGAATTCCGCCAGTTG